GGTACAGGGGGGCGGAGTTTATTACACCGACAATAAATATGGCAAGGGCCGCGATGAATTGACTGATATTGTGTTGCTCTACCGCCCCGCCGCGAAGGGTAAATAATGAACACCCACGCCATAATCCAGAACGCCAAGGAAATTGCATGGAGATTCGTAGTGATTCTCGTAGCAGCCTACGGGTTGGGAGAACTCGGCATGTACTTTTTCGGCCCGATTGGAGGGTAGCATGAACAAAATACTTATCGAGTTCGACTATGACGACGACGTTGAGTTTGAGTTGATCGATGAGCGCAGCCTGTCCATCTCTTCCGGCGGTAACGAACTGGTAATCCACCCTCCGGACGGGATGACCATTCAAGACTTGGTGGACGCTATCCAGCAGGAGATCGACAATGGGTAAGCCCCTCACCGCCTACGAACGCGACCTTAACAAGTTACGCGAGGCTATCCGGCGCAAGCCCGTACAGGGGTGCCCGACTGAGGCGCAAGCCAGAATACCCCCGTTGCCCTCGCTGGACGGTGTAAGCGATGACGGGTGGCGAGAACAGCGGGACAACAGGCGCGACGATGTAGACAGCCGAGAAGAGGCGCGACGATTCAGGAGAGGATAAATGAAACAGCAATGCCCACACGACGAGGGATGCGAATATTGCAGCCGCCTTCACGACGATTGTGATGGCTCAGAAGAATACCAACAACGCGAAGAGGAGAAATAACATGGCATGGAACGCACCAGCAAACTCAGGCGAAGGATTCACACCACCCCCCGAAGGTTTCCAGGCGGCGCGCTGTATTCGCATCGTAGACCTCGGCACAACCTTTAACGAGATGTACAGCAAAGACCGCCACCAGATCATGATCGAGTGGGAACTGCCCGACTTCAAGTACGAGTTTGAAAAGGACGGGCAGCAGGTACAACGCACCGGGACTATCGCGGGATTCTACACGCTCTCGATGGGCGACAAGGCCAACCTGCGCAAGATGATAGAGGGCTGGTTTAATAAGCCCTTCCCCAGCGACACAGAGGCCGCAGCCTTTGACCTCGAAAAACTCCTGGGTTATCAGGCGATGATAACCATCGCGCACAAAGTGAAAGACAATGGCGACAAAAAGGCGGTGATGAGCCACATCGGGCCGTTGCCGAAATTCGACCCCTCCAACGGTAAAGAGTTGTTCCTACCGCAACCGACCCACGACAGCTACGCCTTCAAGCTCCACGAGTACAAGCAGGAGAGTTTCGACAAACTCTCCGAAGGGCTGCAAAAGATGGTAGCCAAAAGCCACGAGTACAAGGAGCTAATGGGGCTTATACCACAGGAGGAAGGGCCGCAGCAGCCGACAGACAACGGACACCCCGGCGGCTTCGACCCGAACTCGGACGTTCCTTTCTAGTCGTTTGTGTTTTGTAGTCATTTGTGGTAGTCTCTGGATAGAAAGGAGGCTACCACATGGACAGCCGAAAAAAGAGCCAAGAAAAGTACAGCAAGTCCGCAAAGGGCAAAGCCAATCAGGCCCGCTACAGGGAACGCCACAGAGACAAGTTAAGGGTTAGGTGGCGCGAGTGGTATCACGCGCACAAGGACGGGGAGTTAGCGCGACAGAGGGTACGCAGGGTAACAGAGAAAGAGCAACACTACGCGCGTGAACAGGTAGCGTATGCGCTTAAAACAGGACGGCTGATAAAGGGGCCGTGTGAAATTTGTGGAACAACAAAGCAGGTAGAAGGCCACCACCCAGACTATTCAAAGCCGCTTGAAGTTAACTGGCTTTGCATGAGGGATCACAAGCAATGGCACATGGAGAACAAATGAAACCCCTAACCCTCCAACTGGCTAACCCCCAGGTGGTCGCCCTCGCTTGCGATAGGTTGCAACGACTGGACTTGTCGCAGGGGTGGGAGCAAGTGTTGCGGATAAAAAAGGATAGCCGGTCGCTACGTCAGAACCGCACCTTCCACGGCTGGATGACCGAGATTAGCCAGAAGTTTGCAGAGGCCACCGGAAGATTCGCACCGGCTAAGTGGTGGAAGGAATACTTCAAGGAAATGTTTTTAGGCGAGGAGTCCTTTGAGGTGAACGGCAAAGTGGTAACACGGACGCGCCACACCTCCGACCTTAACACCGCTGACATGGCTGAGTTTATGACAAAGGTGGATCACTACTGCGGCTCGGAGCTTAACATTTACGTAACGCTACCGGGGCAGGATTACTAGCCCCCACAGGAGAGAGAAGATGAATGATATAGATATTTACAAAGATGCGCTGGGGAGACTCAAGGGGTGTAGTGGTGTTGTATCAGACTTCGACCATAGGGGTGTGGTAGAGAGAATACAATCTTTCATACGGTGTTTAGAGATACAGGAAATGTTTGGGTTCCGTTTCAGATATACCAACCACCCCTCATGGTTTAATATTGGAGAACACCAAAAAATAGGCCACTACGGGAAAGAGAACAACCGAACAATCTCATGGTCGGACGACGGGGACCAACCAGAAGATGAGTGGCTTTATTTAATCCAATTCCCTACTGGCGCTTACATCTTTGGTGACAGTTACCCCACAGCAACCTTCAACGCCTTCTTTGTGGAGTTAAAAACATACGAACCAAAATATTCTGACAGCCACAACCATTGTTTGTATTTCGATTGCGAGAAAGCGAAGTACATCCACAAGGAGTTTAGCAATATACGCAAAAAATACGCTGGCATGGTCAAGGAAGAAAACAAAAAGAAGAGGGTAGAGGCGATAAGGAAGGAACTTGACGAGCTAACACAGGAGACAGACTAACCCCCCACCGCCCGGTATGGGCAGGAGAGAAAGAATGAACGAACTTGGAGATCCAGCAAGAGAAGCAACAGAATTGGAACGCATCGCCAAAAACATTATCTCGCTTGCAGAACGAACGGCAGCAGTGCGTGAGCGCGTTTTCCGTCTGGTCGGCGACGTGAGCGGTGAACATGCCGTAAGGGAGGACAAGCCCATCGCAGCGCCGTCTAACGGGAGGCTCAACGACGTGAAAAACGCGATAGGCGATGCAGAGGGCGCAATGTGTGAACTCGAAGATGCCGCAACGGCGTTGGAAGCCCTCAACCTCTAAACCCTTCAACCGCCTGGGGCTGCGGCCCCTGGGCAGGAGTGGATACGATGGGCAACACATTCTCACCGTCCAGCCTTGAACGCCTAGAGACTTGCGATTGGCGGCTACAGGAGATCGACAACAAGGCGATTACCAACGCCCCGTGGGACTACGGGATAGCCTGCGGGTATCGCAGCAGCAGAGCCCAACAGGAAGCCTACGACGCTGGCAAGAGTGACGCCAAGCCGGGGCAGTCCAAGCACAACACCACGCGGGATTGCCAGCCAAACGCCGAAGCTAACGATATATTCCTGTGGTACGACGGGCGCGCATGGTGGGGCGATGAAGACCTGACAGCTCGTAGCAGGATGCGCGAGGTTATGCGTTACCGTGAAGGGATTGCATACGCACTAGGCCACCCGATAAACGTAATGCCCACATTGAAGGACGGCACCGAAGACCTGGGCCACGCGGAGTTGGCATGATCCACGCCGAGGACAACGAGCAGGAAGCCCTATTCACCTGGGCACAACTACAGACCGCCAAGGTGCCCGAATTAGCCACGCTGTTTGCTATCCCTAACGGTGGCAAGCGCAACGCACGGGAAGCGGCTAGGATGAAGCTACAGGGCGTCAAGGCGGGTGTTAGCGATGTATGCCTACCCGTTAAGCGTAACGGCTTCGGCTCGTTGTGGATTGAAATGAAAGCGCCGGGGAAGAAAAAGAACTTATCCAAGTCGCAAAAGTCGTGGCTCGCGCTAATGAATACCAGCGGCAACCGTGCGGTGGTGTGCGATACCTGGGGCGAAGCGGCGGCGATCATCTTGGAATATCTGAGAGGGCGCTGAATGCCCCTTAAAGACCCCACCCCCCGCCGCGCCTACGACCGCGCATATCGCCGCAGGAGGAACGCAGACAAGCGCGCGAGCGGAGAGTGTAAGGATTGCCCCACAAAGTTGACTGACGGGCGCTCTAGGTGCCCTGTGTGCCTAGATAGGCAGCGAGCAGAGAAGCAAGAACGTATGGACAACGGCTTGTGCGCAGGCTGCGCGCGGCCACTGGACAACCCGGCGCTGGTCAAGTGTTGTGTGTGCCGGGAGCCGCAGCACTTCAACCCGATGTTAAGGAGGTAGCATGAAAATTATCTCTAGAAAAATGCCGGACAAGTATACAGTGGTGCAGACGCAGGACTGGCACCTTGGCGCGGCCTCAGTACACCGCGAAGGTATCAAGGACTGCATAGGACGCATTGAGGAGCCCGGTGTTTATGCCTCGCTTCCTGGCGATCTAATCGAAGCCATACGGCCCGACGATAAGCGATTCGCCTTCACCTCTTGCGATATTGAGTTGCAGACAGCGCAAGACCAGTGTCGCGAGGCTGCGAGGTTTCTAACGCCTGTAGCGGCGAAGGTTATAGCGATAGGCGCTGGTAACCACGAATGGAAACTTATCAACCAGTTAAACGTTGCCCGTGATATTTGCGAGCGGATAAAGCGAGAAGACGCATACGGCGGGTGGTCGTACAAGTTGGAATCGTACACCACCGGCGGCGACCTCATGCACAAGATGTTTTTCACGCATGGCAACTGTGCACTGAACTCGCAGGCGAAAGACCCCGTTCAAGCCCTCGCCAACATGAAGGCGAAGCTCAAAAATGTGCTAATCAAAACGGGCTGGTCGGATTGCATATACATGGGCCAAGGGCACACCCACCGGCTGATGGTGACACTACCGACCATTGACGAAAACCCGACGCTGATAACCAAAGACGGCAAGATACATAATGTGCGCCGTACACACACCGACCAGACAGCGGACTACATCCCGGTAGAGGCTAGGTTTTACGGTAATGGCGGCGCGTTTATGAAGGCATACGCCGACCCGGACACGGACATAATAACTTACGCCGAAGTAATGGGGCTAGGTGCGCTCGACTTTGGCTGGCTAGAAATCGACGTAGAAGACCGACAGGTAGTTAACGTCAGAAAGGTGGTGGTGTGATGTGGCTATTAAAATGGTTTTGGTACAACTGTATATCCTATTCGCAGTGCGCTAAACGGCTGGATCATTACAAAAAAAACGGTGATTGGCGCTGCTCTACGTACTGCCTGAAATCGTCGTACCATTTTGGCAAACACAGCGACACCCACGGAGAGGAGTGGTAGATGAGCGCCTGCAAATACTATAACACTGAGGGTTACCACCGTTGCGCCCTAAAGTTACACAAGCCATGCCATGAGTGCGGCCAGTTCGCACCGGCTGACCACGGGGTAGAGTTTGAAATCACCGACAACACGGTAATCGGCCCAGATAGTGACCCGAATAGGGGGGCTAATCGGGCCACTAAAGGGGCGTGGTGGAATGGTATGTATGCCGGGGTAGCAAAGCCCACGGTGGACACGGTGATACCCGACAGCGACGCGGTACACAGCCCCGCCCACTACAAGGGTCATTACCCGGCAGAAGTCAAGGAATTGATAGAGATATGTTTGAACTGTTGCAACGCCGAAGAAAAACTATCACCGTGGGAAGCCTACTGTCTCGGCAACGAACTTAAATACCGCTTACGCGCCGGGCTCAAGGGTGACGCTGCCCAGGATATAGCCAAGGCCCTCGAATACGCAACATTCAGGAAAGAGGGCTGATCGGCCAAAACATCGGCCAATTAACACAAAGGTTAAAAGCAAGCATCCTTTCTTAACGTATATGTTAAGGAAAGGTTTGACAACGGGTGAGATTTTGCTAATATAGTAGGTGCGCATAAATTACAAACAGGAGATTAACCAAATGTTTAGAGACCTCAGAGATGTTGGACGCTGCAAAGCCCAACCCCGCTACCCTGTTGGCGGTGCGCAAATCTCTGAGGATTTCTTTGTTTGGAGTCCAACATGATACGCGGTGGTTACATCCTCCAGCCTCGTTACTTCGATCAGTCGGACGCGGCCCACCTCCCACCAGTTACGCGGGAAGTGTGGTTCTTTCTGCTCCGCAACGTCACCCATAAAGACAATGGAAAGTTCAAGCGCGGCCAGGGGCTATTCAGCATCCCAGACATACAAAAGGCGCTCGAATGGTACGTTGGGTGCTGCCCAAAACAGTACTCAAAAACACAGGTTGCGAAGGCTCTACGAAGACTACGCGAAGACGCTATGGCGACCACCACGAAGACCACACGCGGCTCAATAATAACCATCTTAAATTACGCGCACTTCCAAGACCCAACCAATTATGAAGACCACAGCGAAGACGCTACGAAGACGCTACGAAGGACAAACCGAGACGACACTATAAACAAGAATGGTAAAGAAGTAAGAAGTAATAAAGAACCTAAAACCTTTGTGCGCCCCACCCTCGAACAGGTCACAGCCTACTGTCAAGAACGGGGCAAGGGCGTAGACCCCCACGCATGGATGGATCACTACACTTCCAACGGGTTTAAGATTGGAGGCCGGGGGGCCATGAAGGATTGGAAGGCAGCGGTGCGAACATGGGAGCGCAACGGATTCAACGCAACCCCCACAACCCAGCAGCCCAGGAATAACCTATGAGGAGAGTATAATGAGCGAGCTAAGCAGATTGAAAAAGGAAGTAGAGACACTTACATGGATGCGTGATGGCGTTGAGGCTGAGTTTAACGCCGCCCTAAGACTCCTACAGCGCGTGGAGAGGGTGCCGACGACTAATAAATATGGGTCAATCGAAACTGTGTGCTTATTTTGCGATGAATTAGAAGGTCGCGAACATGGGGTAAACTGCGAGTTTAAGAAAATAATGGCGCGAAGGCCAGACGGCCCGGAGAACTTACCGATGCCAGCGTACCAAAGCCTTGCCAAATAAGGGGAAAATAGTGGAAAAAATATATGTTGAGTGCGAGCAAGAAGAGTGCGCCCACAATCACGACATGGATTGCATGAAGTCGTGTATCACTATCGGCGTTGATGGGGCGTGTGACGATTTCAGAAGGGGGGCCGAAAAAGATGAGAGATAAATTCAAGAAGGGCAGACAGCCATGCGACGATTATACGCCACAGCAGGAGATGTACAGGGACAACAAGCACGAGTGCTTCGGCCCTTATGGAGAGGGCAACGAGGAGGGGCCGAGGTGCCGTCAAATAGTTTCGTTCTGCGAGAACTGCCGCAAAGACCACCATGCAGACGGGTGGGATAATTGTGGCAAAATATTGTGGTGCGAAAAAGGGCATGACATAGAATGCATGCGGGATGATTGTGAGTCGTGTGAAGAGGTATTGGAAGAAGCAGGGATTATATAACCCCCACCGCAGGAGATAAGAAATGCGGCAAAAAACATGAACCTCTACAGCGAATCCACCGAGCGCGCCGTACTAGGCGGCGCACTACTCACACAGGTACTACCCGCCGTGGAGTTGGACGACTTCCACCTGGGCAAGCATCAGCGGGTGTGGGACGCTCTCAAAACCCTAGCCGCTGAAAACGCGCCGTTTGACATTATCACCGTATGCGACAAGCTCAAGTCCACGGGTAAGTTATGGGACGGCGGCGCGTCATACGTTACGAGCCTGACCAACGAAGTGCCCACCATTGCCCACATGGAACACCACGCCGGGAAGCTGCGCGAACTTGCCCACGCTCGACGGGTGAAGGCCGCAGCGGAGGAAGTGGCCCAAGCAATCGGCAATGGTGAAGAGGCCAACGAGGCGGCGGTGAAGTTCCAGAAGGTGCTATCCGAATCCAACACCGGGGAATACGTGCCCGTATCAATGGGTGAACTCTACGCCAACAGAACCGCCCACTACGAGGCGCTATACAACAAGGAGAAAACCGCCGGGATAGTCACCGGGTATACCGACCTTGACCGCCTATGTCCAATAGCCGACTCCGACCTTGTAATAGTCGCCGGGCGTCCAGCGATGGGCAAGACAGCGTTTGCTATGGGGCTGGGCAGGGGGATAGCCAGGGCCGGGCGTCCGGTGCTGTTCTTCAATGGTGAAATGAGCAACGAGCAGATTGTAGACCGCGAAGTATCTTCGGTGGCGAAGGTGAACGGGCGCAAGTTCCGAACAGGCGATTTCACCATGCCCGATCTGGAGAGCATGACACGCGCAGCGACGAGAATAGGCGGCTTACCCCTCTATGTTATCCGCGCCACCCGCATGACAAGCGGGAAAATCAGGGCTGCGACAGCGCAGTTTATCGCCAAGCACGGAGAGAAGCCGGTGGTTATCGTTGACCTGCTAAACGCCATGAGGGAATACAAAACCAACGACCGGCAGGCCATGTTTTCAGATAGCCTGCTGGGGCTCGACGCTATGGCGGGTGACTTTGATTTACCATGTATCTGCTTGGCGCAGTTGGGGCGCAGCTGCGAAGAGGCAACCCCGCCGATACCAGCAATCCGGCATGTCAAAGAAACGGGCGAAGCGGAACAGACAGCGGCGTCGGTGTTACTGATTTATAGGCAGGATTACTACGAAGACAGCGGTAAACTAAAAACCATCGACCCAGACCTAAAAGGTATCGGCAGGATATACGTGGGCAAGTCGAGGTTCGGCCCGACAGGATGGTTTGATATGCAATGGGACGGCGCGACGACCACGTATCGCAATCTTGACCACCAGTACCAGAAACACTACACCAACAAGGGAGAGCGATGATGAGCGAGTTAAACGACAGGCTCAAGTGTAATCAATTCACGGTTATTAAGCCGTGCCCAAAGTGTGGAGAGTTGCCGATGTGGCAGACAGTCGAAAACAAAGTATTCGGGCGCACTTATTTTGGGCGCTGTAGAAAATGCGACTTCGAGTGCAACTGCGGCTCGTCCACGTCTGATGTGGCTGTGTTAAATTGGAACTGTGAAGTGGAGGAACACGGTGCAGACGATGACTAAAGCCAAACGCGCAACAATCTACTGTGCCGAGATATACCAGATAATCAACGGCAAGCACCCGGAGATAGCCATTGTTGACGCCGAGCGCAAAATAAAGGCCAGCAAGGTAATGACATTTGCGGATAAGTCAGCGAAAGACTAGGGATTTAACCACGCATTACAGCGAATAGGAGGTAAGGGGATGAAGACTTTTCTAATTTGTAAAATACGCGGTGTTGAGGATCAAACAAGAGTGGCGGCGATTGTGACCGCCCTTGAGGCCGACGGCTTCGAAGTTCATTGGCCCTACAGGGATACAGACCAGGAGTGCGAAACGGGGCTGCGTATTTGTCGGGACAACGTGGAGGCTATACGCAGCGCTGACGTTGTGCATATCGACTACCATAGCGACAGCACCGGGTCACACTTTGACCTCGGGGCCGCGTTTGCCCTTGGCAAAAAGATTATATCAGTAACACCGCTTGAAAAAACGGACGGTAAATCTTTTCCCAACATGATTAGGGCATGGTCAGAGCGATGATTCGTGTATTCCCTAGCCGCACGGGCATGACGCCAACGGACGCTCTGGCCTTCGCTCCGATACGGGGCAAGAAGGACAACGCCTATCCGCGCATGTTGGACGCGCCACCGGACCAACCAGTAAGGGTTAGCGTGATTTTCACATGGGACATGGAGGAAGCCGAAAGGCTCTATCGTGCATGGTCTGACCACTTCGACGATGTTGAAATAGGCGGCCCGGCTTACGGCGACAAGGGCGCAGCCTTCGTGCCCGACAGATTCATAGGGCGCGGCGGGTTTATGTCCATGCGTGGGTGCTGCTTTGAGTGTACCGACTATTGCAGCGTACCAGAGAGGGAGGGGCAGATTAGACTATTGCCGATAACGCAGGGGCATGACTGCCTAGATAATAACCTTTTCGGTTGCCCGGATCATCACGTCAGCGCGGTTTTTGATATGCTACGCAAGAATAAAACACCCGCAAAGTTTAGCGGCGGGGCAGATGCGCGGTGCTTCAGTCAGTTCCACCGCGACTTGCTCGACACTATCAAATGGAGTGAGATGTTTTTCGCCTGTGATACCGATGCGGATTTCGACACGTTGGCAGAGATTAAGGCGAAGTACTTCAAAGATACATCTGCAAATAAATTACGGTGCTTCACCTTGTTTGATCCGCGCAAGACCACTCTTGCAAAGGCTGACGACAGAGCGAGGAAGGTTTATAAACTCGGATTCCTACCCTTCGCCCAACTCTATCAAGGGCAGATACGGCAGGACTGGGGCAAGGATTGGAACGCACTCGGAAGGTATTGGAAATTACCCGCGATCTATAGGAGTCAGGAAAAATGACCCCCGGTATCAGCAAGGCCGACCAGCTCGGCAAGGGTAGAGCGAAGTACCCGGCGCGCAGGAAGGCCAAGCACCGCCGCCTGGAGGAGTCGTGCGAGGTGGTGTGGGCAAGGTGCGGGGGTAGGTGTGAGCGGTGCGGAGAATATTTGCAGTGGGATCGCAAGGGGGGCGTGTTGCTCGGTGGCGGGATGGATGTAACTTTCCACCATGTAATTTACAAGAGCCAAGGTGGCAGCGACAAGCCCGACAATTTACTGGCGCTCGACGGTGGGTGCCACGACGTCTTTCATGGGATTAAATCGAAATAATATTAACAAAGGGGTTGACCTATAGACGATACGTGCTAAGATAACTTATGTAGTCACCGACCGAAGATAAACACCTTTTAGAGCCTCATTCGCAATTCCCCCTTGGTCGGTGGCTGCGCGAATGGGGCTCTTTTTATTTGTGGAAGGTGGAAAGCGATGAGTACATACAGGAGAGAATGGGATTGCTGCGATTCGGTGACTGAAACAGAGTGTTGGGAACCAGAGCAATGTCCGCTGTGTGAGTTGGATAGCCACCACACGCAGATAGACAAACTCCGCGCCGACCTCGCCGCCATACAGCCGCCCGACTCTGGGCTGGTGGAGGAGACGGTAGAGAGAGCGATATCATCCACGCCCGACTGTGCAAGGTGGGAGCATGTTGTCGCCCTAAAGGTCGGCCAAGCCCTCGCCCTGTACCGGGAGGGCAAGCAGTGGAGCCCTGTATCACCGAGCGAATCAGGTTGGTGGTGGTTTGACGGCAACTCGATCTTACCTTTTGGAGCATATGAAGTAGTGAAAAGGCCGGGGCATGATTACCTTGCCATTCAAGACCCTTTCGTGCCGCCAGGAGGGGAACGACACTTTTACGCAGTCAGCAAATTGCGCGGCCGCTGGGCCAAGGCCACTCCCCCAGGAGGTGGCAAATGAGCGACAAGCCTTTATTTACGCCCGAACAGGAAAAAGAAATCGCCAGCATAAAGCACTGGAAACTCTGTGACACATGCCATAAGCGAATATCTACCCTTTACAAACATGGTGACTGCGAAGACTGCGCCAACAAGAAAATATGGATAGCAGATCGACGGGCCCTGTCTATGGTAGACCGCATAGAGAAAATAGAGGAGTTCATTTACTACCACGGAGCGCACTATAAAGGCCCAGTAAGATATGGAGGCTAGAATGACCGACGACGCGAAACTACTTGAGGCGATGGCGAAGGCTATTGGGGAAGTATTTAAAGGGTGGGATTGGATAATCCAAGAAGGTGATACCTGTATGCCTAAGATAGCCCAAGCCGCCCTAACCGCCCACGCCGAGTTCACCAAGGGGAAGGTGACTGAGCCTATACTTATTTGTGGCGTTCACCACCTCGCACCCTACGCGACAGTCAAGGATCACTGCCCGGTCTGCCAGTTAGCCACCAAGACCGCCGAGCTGGTGGAGTGTGAAGAAGTGGTAGGAAGATTACGCGAAAGCCTGACAACCGTAGTCGGTGAAGCCGAGGAGATACACGGCGAAGAGTTGGCGAAGTATGAAAAGCAACGAGTCTTAACCAAAGACATACTTGGCGAGCACAAAAGTTTACCGCTGACCGTTGCTGCGAGGCGTGTACTAGACCGCGCCGACAAAGCAGAGGCCCGGATCTCGGAGTTCAAGGCGATAGCAGTCCCAAAGGGTTGCCATATTGACGGATGCCCATTCACGAAACTGCAAGCCATAGCGAAGGGAGCGGGATAGGATGGGCGAGCTGCTGCAATTCCCAAGCAAAAGAGCGCGCCGTGTGTTTGGGCGAGAAGAGGCAGCAGGCGAACCAGAAGAGTATATCGCCGCTGTTGCTCGTGGACGCCGCGTAGAGGTCTGGCACTGGGCTAGGACAGAAGGCGGGTGCCGTGAAGGCCGGAACTTAACCATCGGCGTAAAGTTTTCAGGTATAGACGATGCGAGAGTGTGGGCAGAAGAATATGCCTTAGAGCATGGGCTACCTGTGAAGATCGTCAAGTAGACTAGCACCCCCAACGGGGAAGGGAGCGGAGAATGAGCCAGAGTAAACGATATATAGTGGTATGTACCGAAGACGGATGTGCTGAATGTTTGGTAAGCGATGATTTCAACCTCAAGAAGGACGCAGAAAAATACGCTAGGCAGAAAGCGATGTGTATGGGAGACGATTACCGCGATGGTATTAATAGCTCCTACGAAATTTTTCTATGTGAAATTAAAGATGTTTGGTCGTCGGATTAGAGGAGACACCAATGGATAAGGAACAGGTTGGACTCAGAGTAGGCATAAGCGAAGGTAGCGTGTGCGATTGCATGCCCAACTGCGACGGCTGCATAAGCAACAAGAAATGCCAAGAGGGAGTGGCGCTCACCACCCAGCAGAGAGACGACCTGATAGCGCAAGCGGCTAAAGGCGAGGCTGCGCGGATATCACGCGATTTCTACGACTCAACAGGGGTGCTGCTATCCCATGCGGCAACCGCCATAAACTACCCCCAGAATTACACCGACAAGATACGGGGGGAGGCGCTTGAGGAGGCGATGGTAACGCAATGCGAGGCTTGCGCCCTGGGCTACCCTGCTACCGTAGCAGAGGACGGAGAGACCTATTGGCATGATGATATGACAATCGGCACACAGTTATGCAGAGCTAGTGCCATCCGCGCGCTAAAACCCTAGACCCACAACCGCGCAGAATAACGCAACAAAGTTAACTTCCCGCTACGGTGGGTGACCACAACCTTGACATTTAACGCGACAGGGCTAATAATTAGGGGGTGGAGGTAGCATGGACGCTAGCGACAAATTTAACGACCTGATCGACGAAGCCATTGACGCCCTAGTAGATGACGATATCAACCGGGGAGCCGATGAGTTAATCGAACTCGCCCACATATTCGCCAAGGCCGGGGCCGGGCAATCGTCATTCAACAGCATACGCAAATACATCATCACCGAAGCCAGGGAGAGAACCTGCGCGCCATTCATCGCAGAGAAATTAAAAATAATCGAGAGGAGAAAGCAAAGTGGAAGAAAAATCAGCAACCTCAAATACCACTAAGAAGAACAAGCCGGGGGCGAAAGCCAAGGGCTGCGACTGTAAGGCACTAGCCGCCCGCGTAACCAACCTCGAAAACTGTCTATCCAAGATGGCACACTTCACCGGCACCAACCGCGTGCTGGATGAGTTTGGCATCCCCAGGTGGGAAGTAACCCAGGAGTCCATGCGAAAGCGTAAGGGGTAGGTGATGGATGAGGCAATCCGCATCTTGGTCAAGATAAAGGGGGAGCAGCCACCCCATAGCGCAGCACAGGGCGTATTGAAGGACGCTATCAGGCAGATACAAGCAGCCAAGAGGAAACGCGAGTGCGCGAGCTAACCCCTAAACAACAGAAGTTCGTAGAGGAGTATCTTTTAGACCTCAACGCTACACAAGCGTGTCAACGGGCGGGGTACAAAGTCAGCACACAGAACGCCGATAAACTGGGGTCACAACTGATAGGTAACGCTAGGGTGAAGGCTGCAATCCAAAAGAAGATGGACGCCCGATCAAAACGCACCGAGATAACCAGCGACAGGGTATTGCAGGAGCTAGCCAAGATAGGTTTCGGCAACATCAAGAACCTCTACGACTCCGCAGGCAACCTGCTACACGTTCAAGACATGCCCCCAGAGGTGACAGCCACCATTCAGGAAGTGACCGAGGAGGTGCTACACGGGGCCACGGCGAAGGTCAAGGGGGAGGTCAAGGGGGAGGAGGGCGACCCCGAAGAGGTGGTGGGTGTTGTGCTGCGCCGCAAGTACAAGGTAGCCGACAAGAAGGCCAGCCTGGAACTGTTGGGCAAGCACCTCAAGTTGTTCACCGACAAGATAGAGCTAGGCGGTGGCTTGACCCTCAAGCGTATCCGCAAGACTTACGATGGAACCGTAGACGATGGAGATTGAATACACTATCCAGCCACAGGGCAAGGTGCTGCAAGAGTTTGCAGATTGTCGGTCTCCCAAGTCTTTCATAATGGGGCCGCTCGGCTCCGGTAAGACCGTCCAGGCGATACTAAAGATTCTTGACCTTATGTGCGAGCAAGAGCCAGTGAGGGGCAAGAACCACAAGAACGAAGGGGTGCGCCTTACTCGTTTCATTGCCGCCCGGAATACCTACAGCGAATTGTTCTCGACCACTATCAAAGACTACCTCGAAATCATGGAAGAGCTTGGCCCGTTCAAGGCTGGCAGCAAAGAGCCGCCATCGCACAAGGTAGAGTTCAATCTTGAAGACGGCACTACCGTTAAGTCTGAGGTGATATTCATAGCCTTTGACCGCCCCGACCACGTTAAGAAGGCGAGGGGCATTCAGGCCACATGGGTGTGGCTCAACGAGACCAAGGAGCACTCGAAGGCGGTGGTTGATATCCTTGACCTACGAACAGGCCGCTATCCCTCGAACAAGGAGGGGGTTGCTTGCACACAGCACGGCATGATAGGCGACACCAACGCGCCAGATGAAGACCATTGGTATTATGAACTCGCTGAAGAGATTAAGCCGGAGGGGTGGAAGTTTCACCGTCAACCGGGCGGCCTGATGAAAGATGGTGAAGACTGGAAGATCAACCCAGAGGCCGAGAACATCCAGAACCTACCAGGGGGCTATGGCTACTATCTCAACGGTAAGCAGGGGAAGAAGGCTGACTGGATCAAGGTGATGCTCGCCAATGAATACGGCTTCGTGATCGATGGCAAGCCCGTGCATCCTCTCTACGTTGATTCTGTACACTGCCAAGATATTGAGTTCACCCCGTCAAGAGACATCCATATCACGCTAGGCTTCGACTTCGGCAGGACACCCGCTTGCGTATTTATGCAGAAGCAGCCTGTCTACAACCGGTGGGTGGTGTTCGATGAGTTCTGCGCCACTGGTATGTCAGCCGCCTCCTTTGCGCCCAACCTCAAGAAATACCTGGAGAGCGACTACGCAGGCCACAAGTTCAGGGGGTGGGGAGACCCATCAGGCGACAGTGGGGGCCAAGCAACCGATGATACGCCATTCCAGATCATCCGGGGGGCGGGTATACCCTGCACACCAACAGTCACCAACAAGGCTTCATTCAGGCGCGCAGCTATCGAAGAGCCCATGAAAGAGTTGTGCATGGACGGCAAGCCGCGCTTCATCATCCTGCCGAAGGCCAAGATGGTACGCAAGGGCTTACAGGGTGGCTTCTGCTATCGCCGCATCCAAGTATCTGGCGAGAAGTACACCGATGACCCTGACAAGAACGAATACTCACACCCGGTAGAGGCTTGCGAGTATGGCTTGCAGGGTGAGGGTGAGGGGCGTTCAATCGTGAAGGTACCAGGGCACACCACCAGTACAGGCGCGGTGCAGATGAATACCGGCTTCAACGTGTTCGATTAAGGAGAGACTATGGTAGCAACGGATAAAGAAAAAAAGGTGCTTGGCCCACTCTTCTCCGCGCTTGTGGCTTATTTAGGCAAACAACCAGAAGAGCAAGCGCTATTTACTCAACGCCTTATTGATAGCGGTGCTGTCGTTCTTCGGCAACATGAAGCAAGGTAGCCAGGAGAAAGCCGAATGGTTTATAGTCTTCACCAGCTCCACCCTGCGCCACTGGCTAATGCGATGGCTGAACCCGCACTTCCAACACTGCTACGCCATGAAGAAAAGCGCAGGGGGCCACCTGTGGGTAATCATAGACCCGATGAGCTGCTACACGAAGGTGACCACGGAGATTGTGGACGACTACCCGCACCCCAGGTTGTATGCTGGGGCAAATGCGGTTATAGTGCCAGTAATGGCGCACCTAAATCCATCGAAGCGGCTGCACAATTTGTGCGTGTTTAACTGCGTGGAGGTGGTCAAGTCATTGCTGGGAATAAAGGACTTCTGGTTGTGGACACCGCGGCAACTGTATGAAAGGCTGACAAATGGGCGGTAGCGCAGAGAAAACATTCAAATCATTAATAGACCCTAGTTCGGGTGGCGAAGACATCGCGGGAATGCTTGACCCAGGCGGCAAGGTTGTAAAGTCGGCCACCGGCAGCGGTTTCGCGCAGAGGTTTGCTCGCAAGGGGCCGCTAGTGAGTGAAGGCCGCGCCAAGGTTGGCGACGATCCTGTGCTGGAGGCGAAGTTAAAGAAGGAGGCGGCTGTTAAAAAAGAAAAGCTCCTCCGTGCCAAGCAAGCCGAAGCCGCACGACTCGCCACCGCAGAGAGCGACATAGCCGAGCGTAGAGCATCCGCGTTACCCGGCAGGGGTGGACGCTCACTCCTTATCGCAACGTCACCCACAGGGACAAGAGCGCAGACGCTAGGGGGCGTGTAATGGCTAGCGTGCCCAAAGGATTCGGCAGCATTGAAGATCTCCTACGCCGCTTCAAGAAGGCGCGAGAGAGTTGGGAGCTATTCAGGTCACTCCACCAGGAGGCGTTTGACTTCTCCGCACCACAGCGCCAGACCTTCACCCAGCACTCACCGGGGCAGAGCAAGAACCGCCACATATTCGACTCAACTGCTGTGTTTGGGTTGGAGCAATTTGCATCGACCATTGAAGGCGCGGTGGTGCCATCGTGGCAGAACTTCTTTAATTACATTGCTGGCGGGGATATCCCGAAAGATGAGCAGGATAGAACCAACAAGGCCCTGGAGGATGTAACAAACAAGTTCTTCCAGCACCTCAACCATTCCAACTTCTCAACAGAGATCACCCCAGCCTTGACCGACCTTGGCATCGGCACCGGGGCGATAATGATTGAGCAAGGTGACTTCAAGCAGGGCAAAGCGTTCAGGTTCACCAACGCGCCCTTAGCCGAGTTGTACCCGGAGAAGCCCTCTAGCGGCCCCATAGAGAACGTGTGGCGCTTGCAGGAGGTCATCGCAAGGGATATCAAGACAACGTGGCCGCAAGCGGACTTGCCGGACGCCATAGCAGGCAAGGTTAAGCGCCAGCCACACGCGAAGATCAAGATACTCAACGGCTTCCTGTTCAACCCTCAGGACGGCAAGTATCACCAGTTAGTCATCCATGAGCCCAGCAAGACGCTCATGTTTACGCAGTCATTCAACACCAAGCGGCTGATCGTCTTCAGGTGGCATGTTGTACCCGGTGAAACCTTCGGACGTGGCCCGATAATCAATGTGCTTCCCGACATCCGCACGGCGAACAAGGTCATGCAGTTCATGCTTGAGAATGCCGCCATCCAGATGGCAGGTATTTACACGGGCGTGGATGATGGGGTATTCAACCCACACACGGCGCGAATAAACCCCGGCACGGTTATGACCGTAAGCAGCAACAATAGCCAGAACCCCTCACTTGTCGCCATAACCCCATCGGGTAACATCGGTGTTGGCGAGGTCATCCTTGAAAAGTTACAAAACAATATCAAGAAAGCCCTGTTTGCCGAGCCCTTCGGGGAAATACAAGACGCTGTACGGTCTGCCACTGAGCAGATGCTACGTAAGCAGGAGATGCTGGAGAAGCGCGGCGCATCCCTTGGCCGGTTGAAGTCCGAACTAATTGAGCCACTAGCCGCCGCTGGTGTGGATATCCTAGGCGAGCTGGGCGAAGTCGCACCGATCAAGGTGGATGGTAGGGCGGTCACACTTAAGCAGACATCACCGCTGGCAAAGGCTGAAGACCTGGAGGACTACCAGAATTTCCGGGTATGGTTTGACACCATATCGCTATTACCCGAAGCGGTGGTTGCCGGGTCGGTCAAGATCGAGGAGATACCGCGCTGGACGCAGAAGAAGCTAGGCATCCCCGCCGAACTGGTGAGGACAGACGAGGAGCGCCAGAAATTAGCGGAAGCCGTCAAGCAGGCAGCGGAAACCGAACTAGGAGGAGGTGGAGACATTGAAACCGGAGGAGCGTAACTTTTACGACGAACTGCAAGGGTTCGACCCGGAGGGTATGGAGAAATACCTAAAGGAGCAAGAGTCTATCGGTAGGCGCATAGCTTACTTGGCTCACAGGGTGTTTGAGCAAACCGAAGAGGGGAAAGAACTCCTATCAATCTGGACGGCTACAGTCCTAATGACCCCTGTGGTAGAGGCGGGGTTAGACGTGCAAGAGATATGCGTACGCGAAGGGTACAGCCGCTTTGTAAGGGCAATCATCCGATCAGTCAAACAAGTGGAGGCAGGAGAGAAATGAGAAACTGGATACTGAGTCAAATAGGTACGGGCTCACCCTTTGGCGTAGCGTTTGAAGAAGAGGGTGGGGCAGGTGGCGAAGGTGGACAAGATGGCGGCGAGGGCGGTAGCGGCTCCGAAGGTGGAGACGGCGGCGGCTCTGAGTGGTTTTGGGCTGAAGGTGTGCCCGGCGTAGGTGACGCGCCCGAAGGTTACAAGGCCGACAAGTACAGCACCGTAGTTGCCCAGGCTCAAGCCTACCCCGCACTAGAGGGTAAGTTTGGAGCCTTCACAGGTGCCCCCGAAGCCTACGAGGTCAAGTTAAGTGAAGAACTCACCGAGAAGGGTGTAGAGCTTGACGCAGAAGACCCGGCAATGGCGAAGGCTATGGAGTGGGCCAAAGAGGCGGGGATGAGCCAGAGCGGCTTCGAGGGCATGGTGAACATCTACGCTATGGCGCAGCTCGCCCAGCGTGACGCCACCGACCAGCACAACGAACAGGTGAGGGCCGATGAGTTCAAAGCGTTGGGGCAGAACGCACAGGGGCGCATTGACAACCTGAAGAAATGGGGTGATGCGAATCTATCCGAAGAACTGGTGAAGGGTTTTCTTGAGTCCATGCCATCGGCTAATGCTGTCAAGGCCATCGAGCACCTAATCACCATGACGCAGGCAGGGCCGCTTGACCCCAACGGCGACCCATCCCCCGGCGGTGTCACTGAAACAGAACTCAAGGAGATGCAGTTTGCCAAGGATGAACATGGTAACCGCAAGATACACACAGACAAGGCGTTCAAGGCTGAGTATGAAAAGAAGCGCGATATGTTCTATGGCACGGGCGAGCACACCCAGGTCATCGGTTGACAGATACTAAACAATGTGTTAAGTAATACATAACTCTCCGATACCCTCCTGCGTGGAGGCCGGATTCAGGGTTGTTACTTCTACGGTAACAAGGTCGCCCCGGATAACCGGACACTCGATCAAGTGCCAACACACTTCATCAACCACGCAGGAGGACTAAAATGTCCAAGAATCTAACCAATGCTGCGGTAATCGAGTTTGACAACGAGGTCAAGCACGAGTATCAGGGTATGGAAACCCTACGCAGTACCGTATCACTCCGCACCAACGTCGTCGGCGAATCCTACAAGTTTACCCGCATGGGTAAGGGACTCGCCAACCAGAAAGCCTCCCAGGCCGATGTTACCCCTATGGACATCAGCCACGCGCGCCAGACTGCCGTTATGGAGAACTGGAACGCTCCCGAATATACCGACATCTTCGATCAGGCCGAAGTCAACTTTGACGAGAAGCAGGAACTCGCGCAGACCATCGCCAAGGCGTTGGGCCGCAGAGAAGACCAGCTTGTCATTGACGCACTGGCCGCTATCTCTTTCGCGTCCACCAACGACGGCAACCCCGACACCGGGCGCACCTTCGACATCTCCGGCACCCGTAACTTCGACCTCGCCTCTGTCCAGAGCGCAGCCGGACACCTGGACGACATCGAAGCACCCGCCGAAGATCGTCATATCGTCCTTCGCGCTCTTGCCGTTCAAGAGTTGCTGGATGATACCGAAGTCACCAGCTCGGACTTCAATACCGTCAAGGCGCTGATGCGTGGCGACCTCAAGTCCTACATGGGCTTTGAGTTCCACAAAATCGGCTCTCGCGTTGAAGGCGGGCTCCCCGGTGTTGCCGCTGACCGCATCGCCTTTGCCTATCACAAGTCGGCTATTGGCCTCGCCATCGGCATCGACATGAAAACCACCATAGACTGGATTGCCCAGAAGACTTCCTGGCTCGCAAACGGCATGTTTAAAGCCGGTGCGATAGCCCGTGAGCCGCAGGGTATAGTAAAAATCCAGTACAATGAAACCACTTAGGGAGGAATAACAATGGCCTTTACTCTTGCAAGTTTTCTCCCTCTCTCCGCACAGGCGAATAGCAACGCACCGCGCACCTTCGTCTACAAGACCACGGACACCGTAGCCGTAGTCAAGGCTTCAGGGTACTTTGACACCGTATTTATGAACCTCACCGCTGGCGACAACATCGTCGCTAGCAATGGCGGGGCTCTGGTCTACGCGATGACCGTAGCGGCTATTTCCTCGGCTGGTGTTGTAACTACCCAGCTCCAGACCAGCCAGGAGTTGACCGCCTCCGCAGCTATCACCCCCGGCGTTCAGTCCATCGAACTCAACCACGCCACCGTGGCGGTAGTTACCACCATTGCCGACTCCAAGGCGCACCAAGGGCTGTTCATCATCAAGGACACCTCCGCATCGGGCACCGCCGCGCACACCGTGACCTTAACCGCTGGCACCTTCAACGCCACCGGTAACACTGTGGCAACCCTCAACGCCCCGCTTGAATTTCTCGCCGTATGGTTCGACTCGGCGGGGTTGGGCGAAGTCCTCGTGAACGTGGGCTCTGTAGCTCTGAGCTAACCTACCGGGGGGCTGGGGTAAAACCTAGCCCCCTTCTTCGAGGTATGCAATGAGCGTAGTCCCAAAGGAAATCATCGCCGCAACCACCGAAGCCAAAACCAGCGGCCAGTTCAACACTGTTGGCACTCAAACCGTCATGGCTGACACGCTGGTTGGGCGTACTGAGAAAGTGACATTGCAGCAGACACGCGATGGCTCCACATGGATAGACGTTATTCTAAACGGCGTTGTGCAGACCATAGACCGCAAGCACACACAGTTAACCATCTCAGGGCCGGGGCTCTACCGGGTAGTCAAGAGCGTTACAGCCTCACCTGTTGGCGTAACCCGCTGGGAAACGGGGGCTACATGATTCGCAATCTTCTTTTTATACTCCTCACTTTTCTAATTATCACACCAGCACATGCCGCCCGTGGCATCACCAACGAGCGCGGCTCCAACACCATTGAGACGATAGAGGGCACGATATCAACGGACAACTCCTCTATTGCAATTCTGGGTACAGACGGGGTTTATACGGGCACCGCCGAAGATATAACAAATTACGCAATCATATTTATAAATGTATATTCAGACGTAGCCAGCGCCACCGATGGGCTAGCGATAGAGCAAAGCTCCGACGGTACGAATTGGGATCATGATGACGTTTACACCGTCCCAGCTGATACGGGCAAAAACTACTCCATCAACCCATACGCTAGGTACATGCGGGTGGTCTACACAAACGGGGCTATTGCACAGACCGACTTTCGGCTGCAAGTTATCCTCAAGTCGGTCAACGCGAAGCCATCCAGCCACCGAGTACAAGACAGCATCACCGATGACGACGACGCCGAGCTTGTAAAGTCTGTGCTATCTGCGCAGATCGCGGGTGATGGCTTTGTCAACATCGGGGCAAGCGACACCGGCAACCTCAAGACCACCGACGCAGAGAACGGGCTCGCCATTGCGAAGGGTGAAGTCGTCGGCACAACCTTTGTGCACAAGTTCGGCAACGCCCCGGACTTCGACGCCACCGATGGAGAGGTCACCGTTTGGGATGGCGCGGAAGACGGCACCGCATGGGAGCTGATGGAGTATGTCTATTCGACCTCCGCAGATATTGATAGCATTAGCTCAAGTGACGGCGCCGACACGGCAGAAGTCAATATAGTTGGCCTGGATGCTAACTACATACCGGTGATGCAGACGGCAACGCTCAACGGCCAGACACGGGTAGCGCTAGGCACTGCACTGTTGAGAGTGTACCGCGTTTTCAACTCAAACTCGACGCCATTTGCAGGGCATGTTTTCGTCTACGTTAACGGAACGCTGACCGGTGGGGTGCCGAATACCAACGCAGATATTCGCGCCGTCGTCCAGCCGGAACACCAGCAAACCCTTATGGCCGTTTACACAATCCCTGCTGGCAAAACGGGATATATGCGTGACTGGTACGGTGCTACTTCGGGGGCGAACAGAAGCTCTAATTATCCGCTATCTCTAGTGGCTCGTGAGTTTGGCGGCGTATTCAGAACCAAACACATATCGTCAATTTCCGATGACGGGACTAGCAGCCACCAACACCAGTATCAAGAGCCGGAAGTGTTCCAAGAAAAAACAGATATAGAAATGAAGGTTTCTGTATCAGCATCAGGCACCACGGCAGCGGCTTTCTCAGCTGGCTTCGACATCGTACTTGTGGATAATTGAGGGTAACATGGCATCAGACATAGACATCGCGAGCAACGCTTTAATTCTGGTGGGCGACGACCCGATATCGTCGTTTGATGATCCGGGCGCAGGCGCACAGGCAGCGGCGAACTTGTACCCTGTGAAATACCGTAGCTTCATCGCCTCGCACCCGTGGTCATTCGCCCTAAAACTTCAACGGCTATCCCGCTTGACTGCCGAGCCTGATCCGTTTATCAACTTCAAGTATGGGTATCAGATGCCAACGGACTTGATAAGGTTGTGGGCGATCAAGCCGCATTCTAATTACACTATCGTCGGTGACATCTTGTATTCCAACCAGCCCGAACTCTTGGCGATGTACGGCTTTAAGGTGGCGGAGTCCAAACTACCGCCCCATTTCGTGACCGGGCTTGAATACCTCCTGGCGTCAGATTTCGCAATGTTGGTCACCGAGAGCGAGAGCAAGGCAAAATACTATGAAGGCAAGCACGAGCGACAGGCTGCAAAGGCGCGTGGCATAGACAGTCAGCAGGAGCCCCCCATCCCGATCATCGATAGCCCTTTCGTTGACGTGCGCTTTGGTGGTTCCAGCACGGGATTCTTTAGCTAATGGGCTTCTGGCAAATACAAACCTCGATGAACCGGGGGGAGCTTGTGCCCACGCTGGTGGGACGCATTGACCTTGCTGCTTACTACGCCGGGGTGGAGCAGGCGCTAAACGTCCTATCTATCCCGCAGGGTGGCCTGAAGAAACGACCAGGGCAGGAATACCTCGCCAGCGCGCTAGGAAATGGACGCCTTGAGAACTTCTCATTCAACGTCGAGCAAACGTATTTGCTAGTCTTCACTGACCTGCGTATGCAGATATTCAAAGACGGTGTACTGCAAACCAACATCAACGGTAGCGGCAATCCTTATCTGGTGACCCCATGGACAACCGCGCAGATTCGCGACTTCGATTACATCCAATCTGCCGACACGGTGATAATCACCCACCCGGCAGTGGAGACACAGAAGATCACCCGCACCTCTGACACGGCGTGGAGCATCGGCAACCTGGGGCTCACCAACGTGCCACAGTTCAACTTTAGCGATGCTTCCAGCCCTACGCCCACGTCAGAGATTCAGACGCTTACATTCAGCAACGAGACAGAGGGCGACAGGTTCCGCATATCACTGGAAGGACTCCAGACTGCCGATATAGTTTGGGGTGCTGACGTAGCTAACGACATACGCGACGAACTGCAAGCCCTGCTGAACACGGGCAACTCAGGGATTACCGCCGCGCTCGTTGGTTCCGTGGTTACCGTCACCTTCGCCAACGACTCGGCTAAAGATTGGGATGAGATGGTGGTGACCGCCATTTCTACCACAAGTGCGTCATTCGCCGCAGCTACAGCGACCACGCAGGACGGTGTGAGCCAAGCCGAGGACTCATGGAGCGCCACCCGTGGGTGGCCTGTAACGTGTACCTTCCACGAGGGGCGCTTGTGGTTCGGCGGCTCCGGATCGCGACCCGCAACTATATGGGGCTCGCGTGTCAATGACTTCTTCAACTTCAAGGATAGAAAAGCCCTAGACGACGAAGCAATCACCGCAGTGCTTGACACCGATCAGGTAAATGCAGTAACGGGGATATTCTCGAACAGAGCTTTGCAGATATTCACAAGCGGCGGGGAGTTCTACGTACCGCAGTCACCGATAACCCCGGAGAATATAGCCGTCAGCCCTCAGAGCAATCTAGGCTCAAAGCGCATACGCCCCGTGACGCTGGAAGGTGTGACACTCTTTGCGCAGCGCACAGGAAAGGCGGTGGTGCAATTTGTCTTTCTCAACGATTTTCAGGCGAATCAAACCCGCAGCATTTCTTTTCTCTCTCCCCATCTTATTCGCACTCCTGTGGAGCTGGTGGTTAGTCGTGGAACGGAAGAGACTGACGCGAATTATGTCTACATCCTAAACGAGGATGGCGACCTGACCGTATTTAATACCCTCGCCTCTGAAGACGTGGCCGGGTTCACCCGGTGGGAGACTGGCGGCAATATCAAGTCGGTGGCCGTGGTGTCCGATCAGGTGTACTTGCTGGTGGAAAGAGTCATTGGCGGCTCGACGGTCTACTACATCGAGCGTGAGAATACTTTGCTCAACACCGACGCCGCCACAATAGGCGCAGGGCTAGCCAGCGACACGCTGACGGGACTTTCTCACCTTGAAGGCGAAACTGTATGGGTGAAGGCTGACGACTCGTTTATGGGCGCTTTCGTGGTATCCGGTGGCGAGATTACGATTAACAGGGAAGCCGACACGATAGAGGCGGGGTTGGCCTTTGTGCCGCTTATTCGCCCGATGCCCTTAAACGTCAACTTGAAGAACGGCCCGAATGCTTCGCGGAAAAAGAAGATCACCCGCGTCTCTTTGCAGATATCCGAGTCTAACGGTATAATCGTAGACGGGCAGCGCATAGCCGACAAGACGATTGGGCAGGATCAGTTTGACGCACCCTCCCCACAAACGGGGGTTAGGCGCATATTCCTATCCGGTTGGAGTTTAGAGGCGCAATTTGATATAACACAAGACACACCGATGCCGTTCACCATTCTGAACATAGGCATGGAGGTCAGTCAATAATGGCATTCGCACCGTTAGCAATCAGCGCCGGGTTATCGCTTGTGCAAGCCGGGCAGAAAAGAAAAGCGGGGGAGATCGCCGCGCAGGAAGCCGAGTTCACCGCTGGGCAGGTAGAGCTTGGCGCAACGCAGCGCGAAGCCGACAGGAAAGAGGTTCTAGCGCGCGCGATGGCGAGCCAAACAGCTTCGGCTGGGGCTAGGGGGATATCAGCCTTTGAGGGTTCGCCGTTATCCATACTTGAAGCCGACATAGCCGCTGAAGAGACGGCGACCGAGCGCGATATCTTCACATCGGAACTGGAAGCGATGACACTAAGGGCACGAGGGCAAGTGGCGAAACAGGCAGCAAAGACAAGCGCGTTTACCGGGTTGGTAGGTGATTTCGCCAGCCTAGCCGCGACTGCATAGGGGCAAGCATGGCAGAACGCTTTAGGGAAACAATTAATCTACAGCCAGTGGATACCCGCACAGGGGCCGCACAGGCCGCGCTATCTCTTGCCGACCAGCTTGAAGACTTCAAGACCTTGGCGACTCAGGCAGCGGGGCAGCAAGCGTTAGAACGTGGGACGACCAGGGCGGCGGGTACTGAGCTGGTGACGAAGGACGGTATTACGCAAGCACCCAAACTGGACAAGGTAGGCTTCTTCGGCAGCATCGAAGCCACCGCCCACAACAAAGCCTTGCGTGGTGCTTACCTCGCCTCACTGAGTAACGACATAACCGAAAGCGTCAACCGCCTTGAGACGGAAAACCCCGCCGACCTCCTAAACTTTAATGACTCCGTAAGGGGTTTGAGCAAGGGGATATTGAGCGGAGTAGACCCCAGCGCGCGGCAAGACGTGTCGGTATTCCTTGATGGCAAGATCACCGCAGCCCGTACAAGGGTACACAGGGCCAACAGAGCCGCCGACCGGGTGGAGGCCACGGCGCAGATGCAACTTGCCGCCAACAATGCCGCCGACGAATCCCAGGCAGCAGCGCGTGATGGCGACCTGATAGGCTCCGGTGAAAAGCTCCTAGAGTTCAACACGATCATTGACACGATGGTTGAGAGCGGTTTAATGACCGTGCCCGAAGCCGAGGTAAAGCGCCGTGACGCTGATTTTAATTCGACTAAGGAAACCCTCTTAGGTGGTGTCAACGCTCTTATTCGCGAGGGTAAAATCAACGAGGCTATCGAGGTAATAGAGAAGACACGCGACAAGATACCGGGCGGTTTCACCACTGACGAACACGATGAAGTAGTAGGCGGGATGATTGCCGAGCTTAACGAGTCGATATCTCTCAGCAACAAGATTGAAGATGGCGAAGATGCCGCGCTAAAAACCGCGCAGGAAAACAGCTACGCCGAACTGTTCACCGGGATAGCTTCGGGCACCGCCACCGCACAAGATGTTATCAAAGCTACGAAGTCAAAGGCCATCACCGTTGAGCAAGGTAGTAAACTGTTGACAACCCTCAATTCACGGGGTAAGGGCTCGACGGATTGGAGCTTAGTGCTGGGACTCCATCAAGATATCAGGGAAGGCCGGGACGTGACGGGCACCGTGATAGCGAATGTCGGCAGCAACCTGACCGAAACACAGGGGCTGCAAATTCTTGACAGGCAGCTACAGGCCAAAGAAGCGCGGGTAAACTCCAAGCATTTCACCAACGACCCGAACTACAAGCAGGCCGAATCATTCGTGCGGCGTAAGATGCGCGTAACTGGCCCTTTTGGCGCGCTGGACACCGAAGCAGAGAGCCGCCTAGCCGACGCCGAAAGAGAACTCTTTGAATCTGTGCGCGCTGGGGAAAACCCGTGGGCAGTAGCCGACCTACTAATCGGGCTGGATGATGTGAACCAAGCACCCAATCCAATGTTCGGCAGCAAGGAGAATCTTGACCTATCTCTGGAAAGACTCAACGAAGCGAAGTTGTCAAACCAGATAGACGATGATACATATAATTTTGAATTCCGCAAAATCGAACGGCTGCAACAGATGATAGCGATTAACCAAGAGTACACCAAGGCAAGAAAGGCTGCGGCAGATGCCCTTAGACGATAGCACAGGCCAATTCCTGAAGACTAGGCAGAGCACGGAACTGACCCCGGCGCAGCGGTTGGACTTGGCACAAAAGCCCCCTACGCAGGAAGCCGACCATGGAGCCGAGCCGTTTGACTTCGCACCGGTTGAGATAGCCAAGGATATAGGCCGGGGCATTCTGGAAATACCCGCGCAGGTAACGGGTGGGATTGCCGACGCCGTTGAGGAAATCAGCACTTCGGTCAAGTCGCTTTTCACCTCGCTAGGCGCACCCGCACTCGCCCCCTTGTTCGATCCTCAAATGGGCGTGGCTAGCTTTATCCCCAGCACAAAAGAGGCGGCAAGCGTTACAGGTGGCTTAATCCGGGGAGTGGCGCAGTTCTTAACCGGATTCCTGCCAGCATCCAAGGCTGTAGGCGTAGCGACTAAGGGCGCACCCTTCATCACCAGCATGGTGGCCGGCGCTGTAGCGGACGCCGCCGTATTCGACCCCCACGAAGACCGCCTATCCAACTTGATAGAAGCGCAGCCGGAACTACAAAACCCGGTATCTGAGTTCCTAGCCGCGCAACCCGACGACACCGAAGCCGAAGGCCGCTTTAAGAATGCCATCGAAGGGCTAGGGCTCGGCGTCCTCTCTGACGGGCTTTTCTTCGCCGCCAAGGGTATCAGGGCCAACAGGGCGAGAAAGCTCGCTCAGGGGGCAGCAGACGCCGAGCAAGAGGCCATTGAGCGCCTTGCAGCCACGGGGGAAGCACCCAAAGTAGAAGGGGAGGCCAAAATTGAGCCGGACGCGGAATTTAAACCTTTTGACGAAACTGATGAGCCTGTTTTTAAAGTGGGTTCTAAGAAGGCAGGAGAGGAACGCGCACTCAACATCAATACGGCGAAACTAGAAACAGCCGACGATGTAAAGGAATTGATTGAGCGCGTAGGCGAGAAGTTCTCCAAAGACATCAACGAGGCCCGCCGCGAAGTTATCACCAACGAGGAGACGGAGAAGCTAGCCGCCGATCTAGGGATGACCGTTGACACCCTCTTAAAGCGCAGGAAAGGGGAAGCATTCAATGCCGAACAAGCTCTTGCTGCTCGTAAAATTCTTGTGGCCTCTGGTGAAAATCTTGTGGAGCTTGCTAAGGCTGCTTCTGCGGGCGCGGATGTTGACCTCATCAAGTTCCGAAAAGCAATGGCGAACCACCACGCGATCCAACTACAGGTATCAGGAGCCACCGCCGAAGCAGGCCGGGCGCTCCAATCGTTCCGCATCGCCGCCAAGAGCGAGGAAGCCCAAGCCCGCGCAATCAAAGAAGCCCTTGAAGCTGGTGGTGGTGTCAAAACGTCCCGCGACCTTGCTGATAAGCTCTTACAGCTCGAACACCCGCACCAGATAAACACCTTCATCAAACAGTCGGCGGGGGCGAAGACTAAAGATATAGTATTTGAGGCGTGGATTAACGGGCTACTCAGCAGCCCCGCCACCCATATGGTCAACGTACTCGGCAACTCCATCACCGCTGCATGGTCGGTGGCAGAGCGCAAGGTGGCGTCGCTGATTGGCGCAGGGCTGGACGTGCAGAGCATCCCCGAAGGTGAAGCCACCGCCTCTCTATTTGGCATGGTGCAGGGCGCGAAGGACGGGATGCGCCTATCGTGGAAAGCACTGAAGACCGGGGAGCCCGCCGACGTAGTAACCAAGATAGAGACGCAGGGGCACAAAGCACTCACCGGGGAGAACCTTGGGCTTAGTGGCACGGCTGGGCGCTTCGCTGACTTCATGGGCGAAACGGTACGCATCCCCGGACGGCTTTTGACCGCTTCGGATGAGTTTTTCAAGTCTGTTGGTTACCGCATGGAGCTACACTCGCAGGCGTTCAGGCAGGCGAGCGGCGAAGGTTTGCAAGGTGACGACCTCGCCAAACGGATAACCGAGATCGTCGAGAACCCCCCGGAAAATCTTCATCTTGCCTCTGTAGACGCCGCCCGTTACCAGACGTTCACCAAGCCGCTTGAAGAGGGCGGGAAAGCCCTGCAAGACCTCGTTAAGAAGATACCGGGCGCGCGCGTGATAGTGCCCTTCGTGCGTACACCCGTCAACATTATGAAGTACGCAGGAGAGCGCACCATCCTTGCGCCCCTCGCTAAGAATGTACGGGCAGAGGTTGCGGCTGGTGGTGCGCGTAGAGACTTGGCACTCGCCAAGATAGCGACCGGCTCAATGGTAATGGCGGCATCGGCTGACTACACCTTATCAGGTCAACTCACCGGGGGCGGCCCACAGAACCCCGCCATGCGTAATCTGTTGAGAACTACAGGCTGGCAACCGTATTCGATCAAGGTGGGCGATACGTATTACTCTTACAGCCGCCTTGACCCGATTGGCGCCTTGATAGGCATGAGCGCCGACATAGCCGAGATAGTAGGGCAGACCACCGAAGCCGACGCCTTGGACGTGACCACCGCCGCCGTAGTTGCTACCGCGCAGAATGTCACCTCTAAGACCTACATGCGCGGCGTGTCGGAGTTCTTCGATGTAATGAGCAGCGTGTCACCCGATCCCGACAAGCGCAACAAACGCGCGCAACGGTGGGTCGAACGGCTGGCTGGTTCCGCTGTACCGGCTGGCGTAGCACAGGCAGAGCGTCTTATGTCGCCGGGCCTGGAGGCTACGCAGGGCATACTTGAAAAACTACGCTCGCGCATCCCCGGCTACTCTGAGGGGTTGCCCCCACGGCGCAACATCTTCGGGGAGCCGATTGTGTTGAGTGGTGGATTAGGCCCGGACATAATGAGCCCGATCTACACCAGCACCGACAAGAAAGACCCGATAGCCGATGAGATAGTCAAGCAGCAGACCCTTCTGAGAATGCCGCGCAACATGATTGGCCGGGTAGAACTCGACACCCGCCAGTATGACAAGTACATTCGCTTCTACGCAGGCGAAAATAACCGCTTCGTCAAGATGCCCTTGAAGACCAAACTACGCGAGCTTTTCAGCACGAGCATGTACCAGAACGCGACAGCCGGCCAAGAGGGTGGGAAGTCCACACTTATCAAGGCAGTCTTTGAAGCCTACAGAAATGCCGCGCAGGGTGCTATGATGGAAGAAGACCCCCGGCTATTCATGGAGATTCAGGACATCAAACGCAACAAGGCCATTAAATTGGGAGCCCAATAATGAGAAAACTACTTCTAGCCCTTATCGCCCTTTGCATGGCGGCAACCGCATTCGCCACCGTCAGCACCAACGCCGGGCGCAACGAATACACCGCCACCGCTGGGCAGACGGTATTCAACTACACGTTTAAAATCTACGCCGATACCGATTTGAGCGTCTACATCACCGCTTCGGGCGCAACCCCCAACGACTCTACCGACATCACCACGGCCTACACGGTAGCGGGTGCAGGGGAAGATGCGGGCGGCTCGATCACCCTGGACAGCGGCGCAACCCTTGACGACGCGGTGACCATCGTTTCAGCAATCCCAACCAGTAGGACAGTAGATTACCAGTTCAACGGTGACTTTCGCCCCGATGTGGTCAACAACGATTTCGACCGGGCGGTATCGCTGGTGAAGCAAATAGAAGATGCCAACGTGAACGCCTTACGCTATCAGAACTCCGTGCAGGGCGCGCCGGGTTTCCTCGTGGCACCAGCGGCGGGTAACGTCATAGGCTACGATGGCAGCGGCAACCTCGCCAACTTTGACCTAGCAGTAGACGGTAATAGCTGGGACGGACTCGCAGACCTGATTAGCTCCGACGTGGGCAAGGGCTCCGACCTCGTAGCGCATACCGCTACAGTGCGAACCGTAACCGAAACGCTCGACGGCTACGACGATGGGACGGTAGCATTAGCCGCCCCGGCTGTTACCAGTTTTGCGAACTCCACCCACGACCACGCCGACGCGGCTGGGGGTGGCAATACCCTCACGATCCCCACGATAGCAAACTATACCAATGCCACCCACGACCATAGCAACGCGGCAAACGGTGGGGCACTGGTGGAGGTGGTTGAGGTTGCTGCAATCACAGACGGCGATACCACCCCATCTGTAGTGGGTGCCTCTGCCTTCACTGTGCCTAATGGGGCAAGTTATGCCATCACTACTTTTAATGATGGGATAGAAGGCCAAGTAATACGGCTGCTTTTTCTTTCTACAACGGGCAAGGTTGACCTAGTTGATGGCGCAACCCTGGTGCTTGCTGGTGGCGCTGATTGGACAAACACAAGCGTGGGCGATACCGCTATTTTTATCCTGATAAGTAGCGTTTGGTACGAGCTGTCAAGGAGTGTCAACTAATGCGCAGCCTAGTCATAATCCTATGCCTCTTTGCCTTTTCTGCGCCTTGCTATTCAGCAAGCGAAGTACACCTCGGCCACTCCATACGGGGCATGTCCGAGTTCACAGGCGAAGAGATTACAGGCTTCCTAACCGACGCTGGCCCGGTGCGAGTGGGCGGGGGCTGGTTCGGCACTACCCACTACGCCCACGTCCTCAAGGAAGGCCATTACGGGCCGCTGTTCGCTGGTGTGGGGGTTGGGGCTATCACCGAACACCACGCGCTTGACAATCACTTACAATTCACCCTAACCGCTGGCGTGACCTATGACCGCTTCGTCTTCAGGTGGATGCACTTTAGCAACGGCGCTAACTTTTTCCAGCACGGGGATGAAAGCGCGAAACAGGCCAATCGTGGCGTTGACTTTTTCACCGTAGGCGTAACTTTTTAGGGGGTAGTATGGGAGACATAAGCGTAACAAGGGCAATAACGTGGGCGGTGGGTATCGCAGTGGTTCTATCCATGACGATGCTCACAATAGCCGCCTCCGTTGCGTCCGGCTCCTACGATGGTTTACGGGGTGACTTAAAGGCTTATGCAACCATCCAAGCCCAACACGGTGAACGCCTCGCAACCGGCGAAGCAGACCGTGGGCACCTGACAAGTAGAATCTGCATTCTTGAGAAAAGCATTGCACAGCATGTTTACAATACTGGTCCATGAAAGGCACACAGATGAAAAAACTACTTCTCGCCATCGTCATACTTCTATTTGCAACCGCCGCCCTCGCAGAGAAGCAGGAATGGGTGCAGCCGGGCACCAAGACAGTCGCCATTACCAAAAGCGACTCAACAGAGCATAGCCCCCCGCTCACAGCGGTATACATAGGCGGTGCTGGTGACGTGCGGGTGATCGCCACCAACGACAAGACCACCTATGATTGCTCAGACGCCCCGATATTCGTTATGGCTGCGGGGTCGCTGCTACGTGTCAGAACGTGGAAGGTGTGCGATACAGGCACAGACGCCACCGCAATGGTCGGGCTCACCTTCGAGCGTTAAGGGGTAATCAATGCGTAAACTAGCCCTCTCCCTCCTCGCCCTTGTCCTGTTGGCCTCTACTGCTATCGCTGCGCCTGACCATTGGCGACGCCTTAACGGGATGTGGCAGAACATACCTGTATCTCAGCAAGCCGACGCCATTGAGCGCGGTGGCAGTTTTTACCTCGACCTGGACGCGAAAGCCCTCGCCCTCTACCCATGGCAGGACGGTAGCACCGACGTGCTGTACATGCAGCCTGTGGGGCTGGAGTACGACGGCCCGATGGTGGAGACTCCCTACGGCTGGAAAGTCCCGCTAAAGAACCATATTTATGGCGCGACATTTCTACAGTTGGTTGACCTCCAGAGTGCCCGTGTACCCGACGCGCTTGAGAATTACCTCGGCAACGGCGTAGCCCTGATTTACAGCGGTATGCCCGTAGCGAATATCCCTCAAGGCGAGTGGATACCGAAGCGCATCGCGTTTAGCGGCATGGTGGATGATTGCAGTTTTACCATCCAAGACCCCGCCAACTTCCTACCCGGCTCGACTTACCCTGATTGGGTACCCTACTCCATCGCCATTTACCACTTAGACAAGCGCAACAGTGGGGGGCACCACCGCTACACCACTGGCAAAATAGCCCACCCGCCCCGACCCATAGCAATCGGCTGGCTCAACGGAGAAATAACAGGTTGGGCGTATGGCAGATACCGACAGGTAGGCCCGTACACCTTCGACAAAGTATTTTTCAGGAATGCACAGTTTGACGCTGACATGACGCGCCGGGGGATTGGGAATCCGCAGACTATTTCGGTGTCGGCAGACCTGGGATACACTGCTGAGCCCGTTCTTACGGCCGAGAACTTCGCTGCTATTGTAGCTAGAGGAAATGGGGCATTCGATGGTGTAGGTGATGTAACACTTGACAGTGTGGTTTATTGGGGAGATACGGGCAGCACAGGGCTTGAAGTTGCGGGAGCCATTTACGATGAAAACGCAACCCCCGAACCCGTGAATCTCGAAGGTGACACCGGGAATTTTACGGTAGGCACAATAACAGGCAAAACCAAAATAACGATACCTGCTTCCGGCTCGCCGGGCATGGTGTTATCGCCGGGCACAGATCATTGCATTGCTTTAGCTATAGACGCTGATGCTTTTTCTTGGTACGACAACGTTTCTCCTAGCTTGGCCTACAGGTTTAATACGCCATATAACTTCACAACGGAAGTGTGGAGTGCGTCACCAGACATTCACACTACATATGTTGACGCCCATCAGATTGGGCTGTACGCTGAATATTCCCTCGCTGTCTCTGCTCCAGTAGTCACTAACACCGCAGTCGCTACGACGCCCATACCGAAGGGTGACGACATTGAACTGAGCGCCACCATCACCGATGGTGACAACGTAACGACTGCATGGGAGTGGTACATTGGCAACTCTGATCCCGGCGAAGGTTCTGGCACGGCGGGGGTTATGCCGGGTGGCTCCAGTCCGTTTAGCGTAGATGCTTCAATAGATTCTTCTTCTATCGGATATGGTGCTTGGCTAATACACGTACGCGGTTTTAGTTCGGACGGCTGGGGCGCGACGGACAGCGCAAATTTCTTTGTCTCGTATGCCGCACCAACCAGCGTAACAGCAACCGGAGCGGATGAATCTGTTGAGTTGACGTGGGCTGCAACTGACGATGCTGATAATTATTCAGTATTGTGGGGCACATCTTTAACCGGCGGCGATCCTGTCGGAGGTGCCACGATAGTTGTAGGGAATGTTCTGGAATACACGCACACCGGACGCACAAACGGTGTCAGATATTTTTACAAGATCAAAGGTGAAAAAGGCGCAATTTCCGGCACATTCTCTGACCCCGCTGTTAGCGCGGTGGCTGGTGTGCCCGTTGCCCCTGACACTTCAGGGCTTAACCTTGGCATAGGATTGGAGTTGTAAGATGGGCAGTTTCCCGTACCTACTCGCAGCGACGTTCATTGACGATGAGCACATCCAGCTTGATGACGACCTTGCGTACATCCTCGACACCGATCAAGCCAACGACCTGGGCATGGAGAACGTTACCGCTACCATTGGTTTTGTTACGGACGGCGCGAGTATACCCCGCCCATTCTGGAGTCTCATTGGCTCGCCACTCACGGGCAAGTACCGCAAGGCTGCGGTGATACACGATTGGCTGTGCGTCCAAAAGATGTGCTCGCGCAAGTTGGGTGACCAGATATTCAAACGCGCCATGAAGGATTCAGGGGTGGGCTGGATTCGCCGTAACTTGATATACTCAGGTGTAAGAGCCTACGCAATAGCAACAGGAAAGACGTGATTATGTGCCAACTAGCCCACCTACAAGACCCGTTAATCTGGCGAGAACTCGTTACCCACATTGCGAGCTGTGCGGCTATGTTGATACTCGGTAATCATTTTGTGAAGGCCGCGCTGAAAAGGTGGGAATAGAAAGGCGGGTGTACCGCCCCCGCGCTTACCTCGCCCCCGGAACTCTCCGCCGGGGTGCGGGGCTTTTTTCCTCGAAAGGAAATCAAATGGGCGATCTGACACGCAATCTATCCCGTTCCGAGTTCGCTTGCCGCTGCGGTTGTGGCATGGATGTGGCTGACGTTGTATTGGTGGCGATCCTGCAAGCCGAGTGCGACCATTTCAGGCACACACTCAAAACGGGTATCCGCATCGACATCACCGGCCCCAACCGGTGCACAGCGCACAACGCCACCATCCCCGGCGCGGCTGAAAATAGCGAACATATACGGGGGAAGGCAGCGGATCATAAACTATTCCGACGCGGAAAGATGCTGTGGAACCGTGGCAAGTGGATACAGATTAGCGCGAAAGAACAGTATAAATATCTGTGCCGCACCTACCCCGGCAAGTATGGGATAGGGCGGTATTCCAATAGGTGCCACGTTGACAGCAGGGGTGTAGAGGCTAGGTGGGTGGTTTCATAGGTCAACCGAACTCGGCCCCCGGTACCGTCTCGTCCACCACTTCGCCGCATGATTTTCATCGGAACACACACCATCCTTTATCGGGTTCGTCTGGG